CCAATCGAGGCATATCGTCCATTGTCGAAAAGGAACAGTGAAGAACCGTACACGACGGATTCGGAAGACATCCCAAGCAATATTCAATTGTTTTTGACTGAAACAGAAACGGGAGCGAAACAAACAGCGGACGGTACGAGGAGTTCAGTCGCATCAGCATATGATAATACTTGCGAGGCGTTGAATATTCGACAAAGTGGACCATACACCACACTTCGTCGGGATATTGCGGCGGTCTGAATCCAACTGTCGATCCGCGCAGGTGCTTGAAGAAATACGGCGTGGGGTGTGTAGTGTGGATGGCAAGTTTTGATCCTTGAAGCGTCCCGACTTGCAAGGGATGCCATGTGTAGATCATGTCATTTGTTCCATCAATTGCCAACCAGTTTTTTTCACACTCTTGGTTTCCAGGAGAGTCGAGAAGTACGCAGTCGGAGTACATTGCGAGTGCAGGATGGTACCGACCGTGAAGGATCCGGATCTTCTCGGAATACTCCCACGTGGTTGCCGTAAACTTGAGATGTCCATTTGCATCGTGGTAGACGCGCACATCTTCGAGACCGACAATATGTGCATTGCGTCGAGGCAGGGTCACGGATGCATCCAGCAGGACTTCATGTTTACCCGATGCAGGGTCGTACCACACATTTTGTGTCCTCACCTTATTGTCTGCAGAGGTGATACCCTTCTCCTTCATGACATACCCGCCTGTTTGCGGGATAATCTTGTAATTTACAAACCGTATATTGTGCACGATCTTTCCATCTTGAAGATAAAATGCAACGGAACTCGGATGGTAATCGTCTCCTAACGTATCCCACGGAATCGGATGCGGCACACTCGGTAGATTGAGCGATTCGACATAGAAAAAGAGATTCGAATACACATTGTCCTGGTATTGACAGTGAGGTCTCAACATAAAGTCAATCGATGCACGCGCACCCTTGCCCGACTGACCAATGTAATACATTAAGATCGTCTCTTCATAGTCAAACAAGAAGGAATACACATCTGCCTCCACAAAGAGGGAATCGGACGGTTTCGGAAGTGCGCGACCCTTGAGAACATAGTGATATGCCTTGTAGTGCTCTCCAGACTCCCTGAAGTGCCTTGCAAGTTTATAGAGCGGTTCTGCACGTGTTGGACGCCGCTCAACTGCCTTGAGCATCCAGCATTCGAACATTGGAAGGTTCTTGAGTGCCTTGTAACACTCGCCAATTTGGTAATACGAATACCAGATCTCTTCCTCCCATCCACCTGCAGCAATACGATCCTCGTAAAACTCAATTGCCTCTGCGTACCTATGAAGTGAATTGTACGTCTGCGCCAAATAGAACATGTACCGCACATTCTCCGGTTCATCCAGCAATCCCTTTTCGAGAAGTGCGGCATCCCGTTGAAACTTGTCCGACTTGCATCCACCGTCGTTGCGGTCGTCAATGTAACAAATTGATTTGGGAAGCGTCTCGGTAGGTCCATCCCAGTATTCGTGCGTCACGCCCTTGCAAGTCCAATCGTAGTCCATGCGGATAAGACGAGCATTTGGATATTCAAGATTTCCATTGATCTGTACGATGGAGTATCCAATCTCCCCCAACTCTTGGGACCGAAGAGACCCTGCAGAAAAGACCATATCTGCATCCAGCAGCAGTCCATACGTTGTTTTCAGGTCCCATCCAGTCTTTCGAAGATATGTCTGTGCGCCCACAAATGTCTGTGTGCGATTGTACCCGAAATCCTTCCAAGGAACTTCCGTCAGGCATCCGTCATGGGTCTTTAAAAACTCACGAGCAAGTTCGCAGGTATTGTCAGTCGACCCCGTGTCGCAGATACAAAATGCATCCACGACAGATTCAACGGCAGCAAGGCATCTCTCCAAGATTGCCGACTCATTCTTCACCATGAGCAAGAGGACGCATTTCATTGCGTCGGTTTTATTCAATAACTCATTCACTCCTTTAAATAAACAGAATGACAACTGACTTTGTCAAGCAGACTCTTCGTGAAAACATGTCGCGTACGCTTGTTCCGCACGTGGCCGATGGGTTGTGGAGCATCTACGACAATGCGCGCACCGCGTGTGAACGCAACGGTCAGATGGACCAGGTTCTTCGCACATTTCAGAATTTACTTACCCGGATTCCCGAGTGGAAGGAGGAGACGCTTGTCAAGGAAGTCGATCGAATTGTGGCATCGTCCAAGTGCGACTATCTCGAAGATTTGTTGCTCGGTGTCTTTGTGAGTTACATTCGTGCATTTGCTACGCTGCAACAGACTGACAAACTCCATGTCGATATTCAGTTCACCCCTCCGTCCATCCAGGTCTTTGTACACACCCTGTACAAGCATGCGGCAAGACATGCGTGGAGCAACGCATACCTCTTCAAGACAGTTGGCGTGCCGTCCGAGCAGCAGGCGCGCAATCGTCGCGATATCGAGACGAGTATTTCTGCGTGTATGAATGATGTAATTGATAGTTTCATACCGTGGAAGCGTGTGAGTCAGGCATACTTTCGCCCGTCGGACGCGCCTGCCCCTGCCGCCGCCCCCGCGCCTGTCCCTGTCCCTGTATCTGAACCGCCCCCTGCCGTCAAGTTTGGAGACAATGAGACACACGAATTTGAAAGCGAAGATGAAGACGACTCGCCGCTTCCTCCTCTTAAGGTTGGAGACGAGATTACCCTGGGCGACGATGCATTCGAAACAGGGTCGGATTCTGGATCGGTCCATCTGGAGGAACCGAAAGACTCGGTAGCGTTAAATCTGTGAATGAAAGGTGTGGATTCCAAATTAAATGAGTGAACTGCAAATCTATGGCATCACGCTTGCCATCGTAGTGGTCAGTGCAATTGTGATTTATCTTTTAGATCGTCGGTCGAAGAGTGAACCGATTGTGTGGACGGATGCATTGAAGATTGGCGCAGGTGCCGGCACGATTGCTGGAGGTGTAGTGTATTCAATGACAACGCAGGATGGCAACGCTGTCGTCGAACCCCTTGCGGGTGCGGTTCAAGAAATGTTTGTTGGAAAACCCACCTTCTGAGTTTTTTTTGTTAGGAGAACATAAACCATGATGCTCTGGAAGTTGCTCTTTACTGCGACGCTGTTCTACCTCCTGACCCCTGGCGTGCTCGTCCGTCTCCCGCCGGGAGGATCGACGATGACCGTCAATGTAACCCACGCGCTTGTCTTTGCGGTTGTGTCCAGTCTTGTGTGGCGTCTGGTCAAGGGCAAGAGCATGATGAAGTAGACTACTTAGGTACACACTTCCCGTTCTCCATCTTCTCAGTCGGTTTGCAGGACGGTCCCATTCCCATCTTCTCAGAGATCGAGATGCCACCCCCGCCGCTGACGAGGTGCCACGCGATGAAGAAGACGACCAGCGCAATTAACCAATTCTTTGCAGACATGAAAGGAAGACGCATTTATACATCCACACAGAAAAAAGGCGCATCGGCAGGGAGTTTAGGAATGAGGAATGCCTTAAACTTTGCAAGTTCTTTGCGCGGAACTGCATTGGCACATGCGCGTGCAATCTGTTTATATAAATCAAAATCGTGGTACCTGTCATGATTGTCATGCGTTTTCCGGTACAAGACCGACGACCCATCCGGAAGCGTCATCCAGTGTTTGAACAACTCAAACAGCGGATGGTCGTATGCGTGATCGGGTCCTAACGGAAACATATCCCAAAACAAGGACGTTGCAAAGCGTGCCAAGTCAAACGACGGGTTCAGCGGGATCCGTGCATGTGTCGGAGTATAAAAGGGTTCGATGTTATACTGCCCCGCTGCCTCTTCATCGATCTGGAACTGCGAACTCATGAAAAATCGGGGATCTTTCATACCCGTCAACCGAATCGACAGCGCTGCGCGATCGAAATCAATCACCTTGATCAAGATTCCGTATGTCGGTACACGGTAATACGATCCAACGTGCTTGTAGTACAGGTACTCTTGATCGGTTTTTACGTACATGACATTGTTTCCATGCAGGTCATTGTGAACAAATCCGAATGTGCGTTGGGCATATGTGAGTGCCATGACAAGTTGACACACGAATGCATACACGTGTTCAGGGTCTCGGTCCAGCAAATCGTAAAAGGTGCCTTCGCATACATCCATGACCGTTGTCACTGCAGGAACCTCTGAAAAGGTTGCCCACGCAAAGGACTCTGGTTCTCCTTCTTCCTCTTCATCCTCCGTTTCGCCTTCGCACGCACACGATTCAATTTCAAAGACATCGTCTTCGGACGATTCAGTTACACTCGCATCATATTGCTGGGGTGCCGAATATTCAGTGGTATACTCTGTGGGGGACGCATCCTCAACGTGCGCAACGTCCACATCGTCCACATCCAGTTCAATGTCCTCTCCTAACAGCAGACCGTTCCGCTGGGAACGTGTATGGGTGAACGTATCTGCTCCCGGAAGTGCCCGCAACTTCAGTTGAAAGGTTTTTCCTACATTGTTCATGAACCAGGGACGATCGGAAATATCTTCATAATCGTCAGAAATGTCCAGCACATGCGAGCGAAGTATAGACGCATAAATTCCATAGACTGTTGGGAAATGCTGGCATCCCGACAAGGACAAGAATGCAGATGTCAGTGCACCGACGTATGCTGCAGTGTGTGGACTTTGGATTCGTTCCGAAATGTCGCGGGCAACATCTGTCGGTTTCGGGAGACCCGGTGCGGCATACTCGCCCTTCATCGTTTTAAAGGGCGACAAGATCATTGTCGTCTTGCGATGCACCGGCAGTGTCCGTCCAAGCGTTGTCTTGATATGAGTTTCATCAACAATCGAGTCGACTCCCTCTGGAAATTTCAGACCGTATTCAGAGACGGTGGACAAGTGTTCCGTCTTGAACAATTGTTCTAGGCACGGCAAGAACGGTTGGACATTTGAAAGTCCCCAGAGATCTCCTGCAAGTTTAGGAAGACGATGAACCTTTGCATCCACGGCAACTGTCCTGAGCTCCTTAACCATTGTGATTCTGTCGCAAACAAACTGGTGGTTTCTCACGCAACGGCAAGGACTGCACATGTGGCAGTGGACAGATGAATCATTCCATGAAACAACATCTGGACAGTCCAATCGGGGTCAAATGACATGATCGAATACTTTTGCCCCACGAAATAGGCAACTAGACCATACACAATCGAGCATGCGGTCGAAACTGCGCTCCATCCTCGAGATTCATAGATTGAACACGCGAGGTACTGCAAGATCGCAATACAGTCAAATGCAAAGATAGTGTCCGATCGAGTCCAGTGAAATCCAATGGTTGTCAGTGTCAAGAATACACTTGACTCTGCTGTCCAGTAGTGACCGCGCATATATGCAATGTACGCGGGGACTAAATAGGAGAGTCCTGTTAGACACAAGAAGGGTTCGGGGTGCTTATGATCAAGATGCCACCCCATACTGTAAAAAACACCGATATTATGTATATGCCTTTATACAATGAACTTCCAGTTGAGAAAGTTCGATATTAACATGATCCGAGACCGATGCGAGATCGATTCTCGAAAGAGTCCAATGATCGTCGTCATTGGCAAGAAAGACACGGGCAAGTCTTTCTTGGTTCGAGACATTCTGCACGAGGCACAGAATGCATTCCCGGTGGGCACAGTGATTTCTGGAACAGAAGTTGCCAATGAGTTCTTTCAGCACATGATTCCATCCAAATTTATTCATGACAAGTACACTCCAGAGATTGTTCAAAATGTCATTAAACGGCAAATGAATGTAAAGCAGACGCGAAACCGGAGCAAGTCTGGAGCAGGATCTGGGTTAGATCCCCGCGCATTCTTAATTCTGGACGACTGTCTGTACGATTCCTCGTGGATCAAGGAAGAGTCGACGCGCTACGTCTTCATGAACGGTCGTCACATTGACCTCATGACCATCATTACCATGCAGTATCCGCTCGGCATCACGCCCAACCTGCGCACGAATGTTGATTTCGTCTTCATTCTTCGCGAGAATATCCTGGGTAATCGTCGTAGAATCTACGAGAATTATGCAGGTATGTTTCCGACCTTTGATATGTTCTGTACCTTCATGGACCAGTGCACCGAAAACTTCGAATGCCTGGTCATTTGCAACAATGTGAATTCAAACAAGTTAGAAGACCAGGTGTTTTGGTACAAGGCATCCGATCACCCACCTTTCCGCATGTGTGACCCGACCTTGTGGGCAGACAACAAACCCTTCCACTCTGCTATACTAGCTGGCGCCGAGTACTCGGCCGG